TGATAAACGGCTGTTACCCAATTACCGCTGTTAGTCGTGCCTTTGACCATACGTGTGCTTCCGTCTGGCATCCAAATGCGCCACTTACCAGCATTGCCACTGTCATTAGGCAAATCCACATTGTCCATCATATCATACTTGTTTCCAAATATGTCTTCATACCCCAAACAACAAGTATTGTTTACTTGCTTGACATCAACGGCTCCATATTCACCATTTACCTTGTACCAGGCGTATTGGTTCACCAGATCGTCAATAAGTGAATTGGTCACATTTGAATTGATTGCCTTTGCTGCCTTGTAGCCAATGGTGTCTGTCATGCCGTATGCCATTGTTCCGCCTGTAGTTCTCATATTGGAGTGCTGACCTGCTCCACATTGGTCTTGCGCATCCCTACGGCCATACTTGGCAAAGAATAGGTTGGCAATGGCACTGTGCATACTTGCGTCAATCTGCTGCATACCACGTTGAACGCTGTAATAATGGAAGTCGCTCCATGTCATGTTTGATGTAGTGCTGCCACCAGTAACCACCGCCCTCAGTTTATCACCTACAACAGAACTTCCAACAGTGGCACACAAATAGTCATCCTCATTTACCCAGTCTGGTTCCATGTCTTCAATCTTGTCGCTGTTGCTCAATACCACCTTGTCAAACTCAGCGGTCTGCAATATAGTAAAGTTGAGATATGTTGCACCAGAAGGAATGTCGGAAATCAAGTACATACCTGCCTCAAACTTATTGCTGAGTGTTGGCACGACAATGGTCTTGACCACCTTTCCCGAATCATCAGTGAAAATGCTTCCTACAAGATTACTACCAGGAACGGATGGGAAACGAACACGCTTATAACCCGATACAGGAACACGACAAACAGCATAGCTGCTATCTGCCGTATATGAGTTTTGCAAGGTGTCCTTGCCACTCATCACCTTATAGCCCTTGCGATAATTGCCACCACTCTGTATTTCACTCAGCAAGATGACTTTTGCTTTCGGTACGGATGGCATGGCAACATTGCTGCTGTAACAGCTATAATGCTTGCCATTCAGGTAGTCATTGATTCCCTTGATCCATCTGTGAGGCTCGAACATCATAATGTCGCCCTCTGAGCCATCCAACTTTGCAGCGGTGCAATTAGCCACCTCTGCTGCATCCGCATAATAGTTGGAGTTCTCATCATGCAATGGATATATGGTGACAACGCCATCAAGGTTGTTTGCAATGGTGTCAACACCTGCAATCTTGATGTTTCGTGTCGTTGGCTTTTTCGTAACCTTGGCAAGCACACGGTGACGCTTCTTCAAAAGTGCCGTGATATGACCGCTTGGCACATAGTCATTGCCATACTTATAGCCAGTCTTATTGTCAAGGTTGGACACATTGGCATCATCCGCAACAGTGTCATCAAACTCAATCATCGTGTATTCTGGTTGAATGATGTTCAGCTCTGGGAAATGTTCCTGCCACTTCTTGTATTCTTCATCAGCTATGTATGAAGTGAGGCGATAAGTGCCAACCAGACGGCATGAATCTACATTGCCACCGTTTTCATCAACACCACCCATCGAAAGCATATTTTTCAGCATGGTTCCGTCACCTTCCATGTCTATGCCTGTAATTCGTAGATACTTCACTTTGCTGCATCTGCCGTAAAGTGTCTGCCAATTTATCAATGGGCAATTATCTACAACCAGACGTGTGACATTTGAGGTTCCTTCAAGTGTGAGACCAATGTTTGTGAGTTTGCTCAGATAGCGAAGTTCCAAGGTCTGTAATGTTGAAGGCAATACAACCGTCTTCAATGGTGAGCCTTGTGCGAAGCTCACGCCTGTCAAAGCACTCTTCCCTGCACGGAATGTTTCCAATTTGGTGTTTGCACTCAAATCAATGCCAGTGAAGCTGGTGGACTTCAAACCTGTCATATTAAGCGTGCGAAGGTTCTTGCATCCATTCACAAGTAATGCGTTGAGCGTTGTCTGTGTCGCTGCACAACTTACGTCAAGCGTGCGAAGTGCCGAACAGTTGTTAAGGTTCAACGTCTGCAATATGGCATGGCTTACGTCCGTGAGGTCAAGCCCCATGATGCGACTTGCACCATACACATATTGTGGATCATTCACAATCAAGTCGGTGTCAAGTGTAAGTTGCACAGTGCTGCCAGCGTCTTCTGCCAGGACCGCACTCTGATGCGGTGTGCCACTTGTATAGCCATAACCGAAATAATAACGTTCACTTGACGTTATCTTTATCTTTCGGTTGTCGCTGCCAAACTTATAGCCAAAGTAAGCTGCAAAGCTGTCCTTTCGATATGTACCACACACATATTGGCTATCCAACAGCGCAAAGCGGTTTTGGATGGTGAATGTACGGTGTGCGTAACGGCTACCCTGCAAGGCATAGAGGTAATTGTAATAGCTCGTTCCATCCGCTGATGTTACACCTTCCGTCAAAGGAGTGATATACTTGTATATGCCATCCTTATTGTAAATGCGCTCACACCAGTTGCCCATCTGTTCCACATTAAACATATTAAGCACATATTCGAGGCTCATGTTTGAGCGAATCTTGTCTGCCACCTCCCTCAACTTGTCTGGGCATCCTCTGACAAGTTCCCAAAGAACGCTGTCATGTCCAGCGAAGGCATAGGAGCCAATGCTTTCATCCAATGTCTCCCATGTAATGGTATAGTCATACTTCAATACAGAATCATTGCGCTCACCAAAGATGGTGTCCATGTCGTATGGAATGAACTGCCAGTGAAGACCGTCCCATGTGACAAGCATCATATTTTTGGCACGGTTATCCACTGCCATGAAATAGTCCGTTATCACATACCATGCAAATGGGCTGTCATTGTCAAAGTAATCATTGTACTCTGCATAGAACTTGCTTGGATTTCCCTTGCATGAGAGAATCCACGACCAAAGACGCTTGACCGCTGCCTTGTCTTCCCCATTGGCGGTTTCCCAAGTGTCATCAGCCTTGAAACGGAACTCCAGGGCATCGGCAAATGAAGCCATGTCAGCCGTGCCAAACAAGCAAAGTGCCTCAGAGTTATTCAAGAACTCCAAGCAGACACATTTGTTGCGCTGTCCGTTCAAAGCTGCTGCATCATTGAAACCCTCTATTCCCTCAAAGCCATAGATGGCTGCACTGCCACTTTTCTCATTGTTGAAATTGTACTTGCCAAGATAGATGTTTTCACCAGTATTGTCATTGTCATAAAACAAATCAATAGGGAAACCATCCACACCAATGCGGACATCATAGTTGCCTGTATATGCCTTTTGTGGTGGTGTGAGCCATCCGCAACGCTTCCAGATGTCATTGACTATCTTCACGGCTCCAGTGTTATGAGTGGAAGAAGAATCAGAGAAATCAGCCTTCAAGCAGAAAATGTTTATCGGACGTGCGCCTGGCTTGAATGAATAGGTGCAATCTGGAACTTCCACACCATTCACATACAGCTTGGTTCCATACTTGCTTGAACGGCTGAAATACAAGCGGTAGTTCTTTCTTGGATATGTGGTTGATGATGTTCCTTGTATGCGCAATCCACACTGGTAGATGATGAAATCATATTCCTTGCCATAGGCTGAATAGAAATAGATGTCAACAGGCACTTCAAACTTCTTGTTGTTGGTCTGATTTACAAGATTCACATCGCCCACGATGCGCATCACACTCTTGCCCTTGGCTCTGAGCTTATCCATATCAACGTCCGTACCTTCATCGTTCATCACCTGGTTGTTCTCGAACAGCACAACCATTTCGTCAGTGGTAGGACGATCCACCATGTAGTTGGCAAGTTCTTCATCATCGCCAAGCGCACGGTTATAGACACGGATGTTTCTCAGTTCTACATCTGCGCTATCGCTTCCCACCTTGATATTGACAGGTGTCGATTGCAAAAGGCTGTCAGTGTTAGCATACTGCTTCGCACCGCAAAGAATACCGTTCACATAGAGTTCCAACAAACGGTTGCCTGACTTCTCTTGCACAACAAAGGCAATTTTCAAGTTCAAGCCACTTGCAAAAAGTGTATTGACCTCTGTGCCTGCCCCTGTTCTCATTATAGCCTCTTGTGTGGTCAGCTTGAAACCGACATTGCCATTCATACAATCAATGACAACACCGTTTCTGTCCGTCACGTTGGAACACATCAGTTCCATTTCATAAGTGGCTCCAGTGGTAGTGGCATCACTCTTGAATGGTGTGTAACCAATTTCAATGTTTGCCCCATTGGTCAATTTCAAAGCGTCACCAGTCCATCCGTTACTCTTCCAGTCGAAACCATTGAATGTGGTTCTAATGCGGTTAAAAGTCCATTCGGACGGCGTGCTTTCGCTGTTACTTCTGCCAGATGCTGTAAGTTTCAACTGCAAGCCTGATGTTGTCTCATTCAGGTCAATGCCACTTTCATTCACGTCTATATAGAAATTGTATTCAGTGACACCACACTTGAATTTCATCTGATTGGTTCCCTTTTCGAGGAAACGGTTTGTATATACTTGCGTGGTTCTTGGAACGCTTACGTTCTGAGTTTTGATGTCATTGCGATATACTGCCAAATCCGCTGGTGTCGTGGTTGGGTCGTATGCGACAAATTCAAACTTCACTTGCTCATATTGGCCAACTTCCAATGTCGGTGTCAAGTGGTTGGTTGTAAAGATGCGACCATCCGAGTGTATCATCATGGTTCCGATAAATGGTGAAGTGCTGCCAGTTTTCAGAATATCCATGTAGATGCTATCACTCTTCAATGTCAAGTCAGCACTTGCCTCCATTTCCGCAACCATCTGGATGGTGTGCCTTCCAACACTGAATGCAGTCATTGACAATGAGAAACTGCTGTTGGTCGTTCCGCTTCGTGTTATGGTATGGGCATTCTGCTGCTTGCCATCCACATAAAGCGTCACCACCTTGGTTCCCGAGCCACTTATTGCGTATGGAATACTGATGGTCTCGTTTGTCCCATAGCCACCCTTTGCAATGGCTTCTGCAAGGTTGAAACTGCTTGTCAGGGATAACGTCACGACCTTTACGCTCACATAACTCTGTTTCATCTGCTTCTTGCCAGTTGTCGGATCAGTAGTGGATGCTTTTACATATATGTCGGTTGTACCAACCTGCAAGTATTTGGAGAGGTCAAGCGTATAACTTCCCTTGCTCACATCCTCGATGGTGTCATGGTACATGGTGATTGAACCACGTTTCATTTCAATCTCAATGGTTGCTTTCTGGCCTGTTGACGTACCTTTCTCATCACCGCTGCTATATTGGTGGTCGTAAGAGTATGTGAGTTGCGCACTACCACCTTCCTTGATGACACTGTTGTTGACGGATGCGCCCAATACAATCTTTGTGGTGGAAGTTTCACCACCACCGCCACCTTTTCC